CGAAGTAAGAGAATAGCGGTGGTAGACCGATTCCAGCCGGTCTATCAGCACCGGATAATCCACACGGTTGAACCTGTCGAGGTAGACCATCTCTTTCGATTCTGCATCCAGCACGCTCACAACGGTGAAGTCAACACTCGAAGCCACGTCCACACCAGCCACGTATTGCCTACCTGGTTGCGGTTCTTGCGGAGTAAGGATCGCGGCTTCCTGCACCCTACGAAACACACCGCCTTGATCATCCACGAACTCGGCAAGGTATTCTTGCCGATAGATAATCTCAGGTAAATCCCGCCGCGCCGCTTCGACTTCGCTTGCCGCAATGTAAGGATTGTTGACGGTCGGGAATGTCCACGCCGCCCAGCCTTCCTCACCATTGATGCCGCGCTGGTAGTTTTCCCAGAACCAGTTGCGCCCCTTCGGTGTACTGATAAATAATGCCTTGCCTAACCTGTCTGATAGCGCCGGTCTGATAGCCTCCGTCCACGCTTCTTTCTGCATAAACGCGCACTCGTCCATAACGACATAATCCAGCCCTTCACCGCGCAATGAGTCGGGATTGTCAGCCGATCTAACAGCCACAAATCCGCCGCCTGGAAGCGTAACCATCCTATCCACCAGCCTAACCTCCGCATTCGGTATTTTGCGCGCAATTTGTCGCAATGGTCGCCAACCAACCTCGCTTGTTTTGTAGCTCGGTGACACCCACCACGCGCGCCCGCCTTTGCTCGCCGCGTCCAAACACTCGTTGACCCCCAGCCGCGTCTTGCCCCATCGCCGTCCAGCCGACAGCACCTTGAAGCGCGCATCGCTGCTATGGACTTCGAGTTGCCCTGGATGTGGTTGCGCATCAATCGTTGTTTTCATCATCCCACTTGACCAACACCGCGCCCCCGTCCGCTCCCGTCACTTCCTGCCGCTCAACGTAGCCGCGATGCTTGCCGATGGTCTTGAGCGTGAAGATTATCGCCGTGATATTGCCGTCCTTGACCTGCTGGAATAGTTGATTCTCTGCGAAGTCAATCAGCGTTTCCCGCTCTTCATCCGCAACCGCTTTCACAGTCGGGTATTGCTCAATGTACCGGCTGATTGTGTTCCGGCTGCAATTCAGGTAGCGAGCAGCAGCAGACAAGTTGCCGTGCTTTTCCCGCAACGCTTCTATCATCTGATTCGCAGTATATTTTTCAGCCATGTTTTAATCTGCTCAATTGCTCAATAACATCGGCACTCCGCCGGTCACATCCACCCATCTCTGGATCGCCACATAACAAGGTAATAATTTATATTGTGTGGTATAATTAGTATTATGAAAAGCACTCAAGTTACAAAAACCTGCACAATATGTGGAGCCTCTTATAAGGTCAAAGCCTATCGCTCTGACACCGCCAAATACTGTTCTAAATCGTGCTGGTCTAATCGCCGTCAACCATACTATAAAACCTGTAAAACGTGTGGCGAGAAGTTTGATGCTATTGACCATCGTGCCAAATTCTGCTCCAACGAATGTGTTATCGAATGGAGAACCGGAGACACATCCCCAGTATGGAAAGGCGGAAAGTCCCTCCACAGAAAGAGAGCGCAGGCTCGTGGCGATCTTGCTAAGTGGCGTAATGTAGTTTACAAACGTGACAATTACACCTGCCAAGTGTGCGGAGCAAAAGGCGGTGATATTCACGCTCACCATATAAAGCCAGTAGCTGATTTCCCAGAGCTTATGCTTGACACTAACAACGGTCAAACCCTCTGCGTATCCTGTCACGAGAACGTTCATGGTCGTAAATTTTCTACTCCTGCAAAATATCCTAAGCACTGCCAGGATTGCGGAGCGGAAACCAGCGGACGGTCGCTTTATTGTCGCTCTTGTTCGATGAGGCACAGCTGGGAAGAAGGCGGTCATTTGCGCTCCATCAATACTGGTGAAACACCGGTCATATCGTAATACCTCTGTAACGCAACTCCGACATATCCCTCTGAAATCTCCACTGCCCGACACTTCCGCCCCAACCGCTCGCAAGCGATGAGGGTCGTGCCGGAACCGAGAAATGGGTCGTAGACAAATTCGCTTTCGTGATTTTTTATTGGTCGCTCCATGCATTCAATTGGTTTAACTGTTGGATGCTGGTGATTTTCTCTGTCAATGTTCCAAACCGTTGACTGTTTATGATCTCCACACCAATGGCTCACAGCGCCGGTTTTTACTGCATACCACGCGCCCTCATGCTGAAAGTGGTAATGACCGCGCCCCATTGTTAGCGAAGGCTTTACCCAAACGATGCGACTTCTAATTTCAAAGCCACAACTCCGTAAATTTATTCCAACGTCAAGTGAAGTTCTCTCGCCATGCCAGACATACGCAACATCGCCTGAAAACAGGTTGTAAGCGTCCGACCAATCAAAGCGGTCATCGTTTGTAACAACGCCTTTTTCGCTTTCGTACTCCACTCCATAAGGTGGGTCTGTTACCATTAGGCTCGGTTTATCATCGCCGAGTAATCTCTCAACCACCGCCTTGTCGGTGCAGTCGCCGCATATCAGCCGATGCTCGCCAAGTTGCCATAGCTGACCTGTTTGAACTTGCCATTTTTCTCTGAGCTCCTCAGCTTTGTCAATCTGCGGCTCAACATCTTCAGGAACATCGCCAGCCCACAAATCAAGGTCGAGCTCCTGTTTATCGAAGCCCCAATCCAGCAGGTCGTCCAGCTCAAACTCGTTCGCCAGAACGTCAAAGTCCCATGAGCCGGTGTTCTTATTCAGGCGGATGTTCAGCTCTTCGACTTCCTTCTCGCTCAACTCGCGGTCGGGAATCCAGCACTCGCATTCCTTTACGCCGGTCGCTTCGAGAACGTGCTTGCGTTGGTGACCGCCGATGATGGTATTGGCAGAATCCAGGTTGACAATCGGCTTATCAATCATGCCGAATTTGTCAAGCGAAGTCTTGAGCTGCTTGAACTCCTTCTCAGAAAGCGAACGCGGATTCTTGTAGTAATCCGTCAGTTCGTCCAGCCTGAATTGTTGAAGCGTCCAGTTTATTCTCGTTGCCAAACGACCCTCGTCTTCTCACACAATCTGCTCCACGTCCACAAGCACTCGCGGTCGCTATTTTCGACCCTCGCCAACTCTCCCGTCACCGTCCTTCCAGCTCATCAACGCGCGCCAGGAGCTTGACAACCTGCCGTTCGAGATTGTCGATCTGCTTGTCCCTTGCGGCAATGTCAATCCGCATTTGTTCCAAAGCAGCTTTCAAGTCGCAGTTTTCCTGTTCCAGCACGTGTATCCGCGCGTCCTTTTCGACATTCTCTTGCCTCGCAAGAGCGAATTCTTTTGACGTTTTCAAGCGTTCCGCCTCCAGCTCGGCAATCGTTTTTTCGTATTTATCAACCCGCGCGTTCAAGCGGTCGATCCTCAAGATCAGAACCTGGAATGCGGACGCGGTGTCAGCGTGTTTCAGGTTCAGGCGCACTGCGATAACGTCTAAGACTTTGACGATCGCTCCGCCTGACAGGGCGGCAATGATGATCTCGCCCCAGTTCATCGTTTATCCCTGCGCTTTTGTCGCGGACTTCATAGCATCGTAGACCTTGCAAGCCACCAATCCAAGCGCAAGCCCGAAAATCACAGCTCCGAACCAGCCGGCGAATCCCTCAGGGACTGCGATGCTCACCTGGTACAAAACGCCAAGCCCCAGCCCGATCAGGAAAGACGCGGCGGTGAGAACCTTGCCTTGCGCGCCAAACGCCTTCACCAACTCGACCAGCCCCATGACTACAAAAATCAATGGGATGCCATTCACAATTTGGTCAAAATCCATAAAAAGCCTCCATTAGCTAAAATTAATTCTGGAAAGCAACTCCGGGGCTAATGCTCCTCGTGAGTTCGGGCTTTTGCCCTATTCAATTGCAATTAGTTTAGCACAAAAGTTCAGTTTATGCAAGTCTTTCAATCGCCGGTTTTCCTCTGACGTTTGCGCTCCATTCTGCTATCTGTCGGTTCTTCAGCGTTAACTCAATCGTCCCCCACCCCGTCCGATTGACGCTCTCGACCGCTTGCAGGATCGCCTCAAGAGACGGGACGTCAAGCCCCGTCTCCAGCAGCGCGTCGGCTGCCTCCTGACGAGTGCGGGTCAATCGCCCTCCAACGCTTTTCGCACCTGCTCGACCGCCTCGCCGCTTCTCACGGCTTGCGCGTCAAACGGGTAGACCTTCCAGCCGTGATCCTGGGCGAGGCGCAACTTTTCGTAGTCGCGCCTTAATCCCAATCCGGACGAGTGACCGCCCTTCGTGAACGTGCCGCCGTTAATTTCGATAAGCAGCCTCGCCTCCCGAAAGCAGAAGTCAAAACGAAACTTCCGTCCTGGAATGACAGCCGCCTCCCGCTCTGGCTCTGGCAGTCCAGTGGCTTTCACCTGGAACGCGAACAGCTCCTCAAGCTCGCTTTGGGTCACTGCTCTGCCCCCTCAAGCCCCCGCATAAACTCCAGGATTTCTTGAAGCTCTTGGATGGAGAAGCCGCCGAAGTCATCGTCTTGCTGGAATAGCCAGGCTTTGTCATCCTCGTCGAACCAAACAAAGCCTGCCAAAAAGACGTCTTTCCACAATTTATACATTTTGTAATGTTCGTCGTATATCGCGGTGAATATTTTTTCGCTCATCTCGCCTCCTTCCTGCGATCCAATCAAATTAATTCGCAATAAGCGCCAGCTCTGTTGTTGCCAATTTGATAAAAAGTTCCCCGATTGCACGCCCATTCGTTAGTTTCAATTGAGCGGTAATGGAAGCCGCAACGGATCGGATGCCAAGCGATGATGTACACCCCCTTCAAATAAGAATTGGGTTTGTACGCATACACCCGCGAGCCTTCGTACAGCTTTTCTCCATTGCGGTCATAAGCACCTGTAAAACGCGGTTCATCAGCCATTTTTACCTCTCCTTCCAGCGAGCGCCTTCACGCCACCCATATCTTTCAGGATCACGCCGCATTTTTTGAATCTGCTTAATCACCGCTGTTTGAGAAACACTCTCATGTGGAAACAGATCAAACTTGTCACACGCTTCCGAGTTGGCGACTGTTCGCAACTCGCCAGGCTTTTCTTTCAGCCAGAAGCGGCAGAATATAACGTTTTTATTCCACGATGTCACGAAGCCGAACTCCGTGTCCTTGTCCTTAAGTACCTCGCCAAGCGTCTTGTTTCTCTCGACAATGTACCGCGGAACGTATACAACCTGTAATCCTACAAACAACTGATTATTATTAATCATTTTTCCTCACTTTCGTCTTATTCCCTGCCTGATGAACCACTTCGAGATGACGCTATGGTTGCTGCATCCAATGCCAATCTGCTGCGCCATCCAAAAGTAAGACCGCCCTTCCGCAGCCCATTCCAGCAGCTTTTCTCTGTTGGCTTCGATGAGGTCGGTGCTGGTCAGGCGGGTCATTTGTCATCGCTCCTTTTTTGGAATTCTGCTAAGTAAATTTGCCCAACGCAAATAAAATAAAGCGCTGACACCAAGCCAACAATCTGCTCGTTGCTCAACTCGATTGTGCGCCCAAACAACCATCCGCCAAAAGCAATAAACACTAATCCCATGATCAAGAACGGAAACCTTTTCCATCGAGCGCCCGAGTTTTCCTCGCCCTCAAGTTCAGCAACGCGGTAACGGAGCTTTTGATTTTCAAACTGCAAGCGTTTGTAATCGCTCAAAAGTGGCGGGCAGACCACCTTGAGCTCTACCTCTCTTTCAAGTCTCAAGAAACTTGGTTCGTCATTTTTCATTTTTTCACCTCCGGCGCCCACTCGTAAACCACATCCGCTTTCGTGCCGCTGTGCAACCGCCACATAGTGCCGTCAAATGAGGGTACAAGCCCTGCGTTCCAAAGATTTGCTACAGACGAAAAGTTGTATTTGTAGTTGATGGCGAAAAAACTGCTAACATATGCCCCGACCGAAGCCTCGACCGAATTCCAGACCGAATCCCAGACCGAAGCCCCGACCGAATTCCAGATCGAATCCCAGACCAAATTCCTGACCGAAGACCCGACCAAATCCCCGACCGAAGCCCAGACCGAAGCCCCGACCGAATTCCAGATCGAATTCCCGACCGAAGCCCTGACCGAAGCCCTGACCGAATTCCAGACCGAAACCCTGACAGAAGCCCATGATTTCAACCAGTCAATCTGTTCGTCGGTCACATGTTCTACTGCCGGAAGTTCAAACGGATTCACAATCGGCTTGATAATTAGCGGCTCGATGATTGTTTTGAAGTCAAGCCGTTGCGCCCACTTTTCTGCAGCCTTTGAATCATCACGCTCTGAGTTGATTTGGTCGATTTCAAACCTCTTTGTCAGCGG